CACATCGAGGACACGCACGCTGCGCTGCTGGAATGGTGGCGGCTCGTCAAGGTCGGCGGGCACCTGATCCTCTACCTGCCGCACGCGGACCACTACCCGCGGCGCGGCCAGCCCGGCGCGAACCCGGACCACAAGCACGATTTTCTGCCGGAGGACATCGTCGCAAAGATGACGCAGGTCGTTTTCGCATCCGGGCGAGGCTATCGGTTGATTCACGACGAGACGCGCACCGGCGGCATGGAGTACTCGTTCCTGCAGGTCTACAAGAAACTGGCCGAGGGGGAGGATGAGGCTCCTTTTATCCACCTCAAGCGCAAGAAGAAAACGCTCGCGATCGTCCGCCTCGGCGCCTACGGCGACGCGCTCTGGATCACGCCCGCGCTCGAGCACTACAAGCGCGAGGGCTGGCACATCACCGTCTACACGCAGCCGCAGGGCGAGGAGATGCTGCGCCACCATCCGGCCGTCGACCGGATCATCTGCCAGCCGCACGGGCTCTTCGACTGGGGCGACGGCTCGATCACCGTCTGGCAGCACGCGTACTGGGCGCACGAGGCGCGCAAGTACGACCGGTTCCTGAACGCCGTCGGCTCGGTCGAGCGGCGGCTGCTGCACCTCCCGACAGAACCCGAGTTCTACCTCCCGGACGAGCAGCGCCGCCGGATGGTCGGCGAGCAGAACTACGTCGAGGCGGTGTGCAAGATGCTCGACGTGCCCTTCGACCGGGCGACCACGAAGGCCAGGTTCCGGCCGACGGCCGAGGAGATGGCGCGGGCGGCCGAGCTCCGGGCATCGATCCTTGGGCCGCTGGTAGTGATCAACCCGAGCGGGTCGAGCGTCCCGAAGTGGTGGCCGTACGCCGGGGAGCTTGCCGCGGCGCTCTCCAAGGAGGGCATTCACTCCCGGATCGTCGGCGACCTGCGCCTCGCACGCTACCAGGACGATCCTACGGGCCGCAGCGCCGTCATCGGGACGTCGATGCCCATCCGCGACCTGCTCTCCTTCGCGATGCTGGCGGACGTCGTGGTGGGCGTGGAAAGCGTTCTCGTCAACGCCGTCGCCCACGAGGCCCCCCGGAAGATCGTCCTTCTGTCGCATTCCCGTCACCAGAACCTGACGCGGGACTGGGTGAACACGATCGCCGTCGAGCCGGACGGGCTCGCCTGCTGGCCCTGCCATCGCATCCACTTCGACATGAAATGGTGCACCGCGGACGTCGCGGCGGGCGCGGCGGCCTGCCAGTCGGCGGCGAAGGTCGACCTGGTCCGAGGCTTCGTCCTCGACTACCTGAGGCGGCGGGAGGCGGCGTGAGCGCGAGCCTCGTCTCCGCGCACGTGCTCGACGAGATGTACGGCGAGGCGCGGGCGGTGCCGGCCGGGGCGTTCGTCGAGGTCGGCGTCTACCGCGGCGGGTCGGCGGCTGGGCTCTACCGGATCGCGCTGGAGCAGCGGCGCGAGCTGCACCTCTTCGACACGTTCACCGGGATCCCCTTCCAGGGCGAGCACGACTCGCACAAGGTCGGCGACTTCGGCGACGTCGACCTCGCCGCGGTGCGGGCCGAGATGCCGGAGGCGTACTTCCACGTCGGCGTTTTCCCCAAGACATTCCCGAGCGACTGGGCGACGCCGATCGCCTTCGCGCACATCGACTGCGACCAATACGAGAGCGTGCTCGCGTGCTGCGGGCTGCTCGCGCGGTTCATGGTGCGCGATGGGGTGATGGTATTCGACGACTACGATTGCCTGAACTCGGCGCGGCTGGCGGTCGACAAGTCCTTCGGGAGCCGCGTCTACTTCGGCGCGCAGGGCAAGGCGCGGGTGCGGTTCTGATGTTCGCCGAGCCGCTCGGGGACTTCTTCAGCACGGCCGAGCACGCCGAGGATGCCGAGTGGGATGACGGCACCACGACGACGACGGTGCAGGTCATCTTCGACAACGAGCACGCCGGGGTCGGCGCGGGCTCCGTCGAGATCAGTTCGACCAGGCCGGAAGTTCTCGTTCAGGCGAGTCAGGTTCCGACGATCGAGACCGGTCACACGCTGACGATCCGGGGCGAGGACTACGAGGTCCGCGACGTCCGGCCGGACGAGACCGGCGGCGTGCTCCGGCTCGTGCTCGAGGCGGCCTGATGGCGCACGTTCGCACGCAGGTCCGGGACGCGGCGGTCGCGGCGCTGACCGGTCTCCCGACCACTGGCGCGAGCGTGTTCAAGTCGCGCGTCTACCCGGTGCAGGAGCGCGAGCTCCCGTGCCTCCTCGTCTACATGCAGGGCGACTTCGCCGAGGGGCAGACGCTCGACGTGCCGGAATATCAGCGGCGCACGGCAGAACTGCGGGTCGAGGGGCTCGCGCTCGCCGGGGCCGACATGGAGGAAACGCTCAACGAGATCGCCGTGGAGGTCGAGGAAGTCCTCGCCGACGGGCTGATCGTGGACGGAAAGCTACTCGCGTTCTCGTACGCCGGTGCCGATACCGAGCTGCGGGGACCGGAGGGGAGCAAGGAGATGGGCGCGATCGTGATGCGTTTCGCGACCGACCTTCTCACATTGGCGTCGGAGCCCGACGCGCTGCTGTCTTAAGGAGCTAATTAAAATGGCGATCATCAAGGCACAAGGGCTGCAACTGGCGATTGGTTCGTACGGAACGGGAACGGCGATCAACATGACAGCGATCACGAACGCAACCGAGGCGGTCGCAACGCTGGCTGCGTCGCACGGCATCATTGTCAACGACATCATCGTCCCGACCTCCGGGTGGAAGCGTCTCGATCAGCGCGTCGTGCGGGTCAAGACCTTGGCGACGAACGACGTCACGCTGGAGAGCATCAACACGTCGAACACGACCGACTACCCGGCCGGGTCCGGCACCGGAACGGTCAAGAAAGTGACGTCGTGGACGACGATCTCGCAGCTCAAGCGCGACGTGACCACTGGCGGCGGCGGCTTCGAGACCTCGGACGCGACCACGCTCGACGACGTGCGCACGCAGAACGTCCCGATCATCGCGGTCGGAACGACGGCGACTTTCAACGTGTTCTGGGATCCGACGCTGTCGTGGTTCTCGGCCGTGCGCGATGCTGCGCGGGCGGGCACGCTCTTCCCGTACCGGGAGACGCTCGGCAACGGCTCCAAGATCTACGGTAACGCGTATTGGGGATTCAACGAGGAGCCGCAGATCGTCGATGGGCTGCTCACGGCGCAGATCACGCTGAACTCGGCGCCCGACTCGACGACGTACTCGAGCTAAGAGGAGCCGATGGATGCCAAGGCTCTGGAGGCTCTGAAGGAGCGGAGCGGCCGCGCGTTGCGGTTGACGGCGAAGGTCGGCGAGCGATCGTTCGACCTTCAGTTTCCGAACCCATTCACCGAGCGGCGGCTGACGCTCTCGGTCATCGAGCGTTTCGGCGCGACGAACGCGTCCGGCTCGCAGCTCCTTCGGGACATCGTCGAGGAGTCGATTCTCGCGTGGCGGGGCGTGACCTATCACGACCTGCTCGGCGACAACGACAACTCGGAGCTCGAGTGCTCGCCCGCGACGGTGAAGCTTCTGCTCGATCACAACCTAGAGATTCTTGACGCGTTGATAGACAGCGTTCACCAGTGGCGTCAGGGCCGCCGCAAGGTGGAGGAGGAGGAGATAAAAAACTCGTCGCCCGGCTCGACTGGGATTTTGCTCAGCGGGACCGGGCAGAACTGACGAAGCAGGGGCTCGCGGCGATGCTCGACGATCAGCCGCCGGAGCTTTCCCGGTTCGGGTTCGAGGCGATCGCGATCTTCGGGATGATGGGCGGACGCATGGACTTCAACCAGTTCGGCTCGATCTGCGAGGTCATGGATCTCGAAGATCCGCTGATGCTCCTCTCGCTCCTGAACGCGATCGTGAACAAGGTGCCGAGGCTCTGATGGCCGACATCGTCGTCCGGTTCGATCTGAAGAACGCGCCGCGGGAGCTCGACGCGTACCGCCACGAGCTCACGGGCCGCGTGGTCGCGCGGGCGATCAACCGGACGCTGACGACGATGCGCGCGGAGGGCGCGCGGCTGCTCGCCGACGGCGTGGGG